AGGTATCTGAGTTGCCATCTGCATAAAAATCTATAAAAGGATTATCAGACTCATCTGTATTATCAGTGTCGGCAACTAATTTAATGCCCACAGATTTTTTACTAGCGAGTCTTAATACCGCATCTCTTTCGTGACCTGATATATCATTAAAAGGGTCTACAATGTCCAATAGATTTTGGGGTGAGTTGTTCCCAACACCAATGCGGTTGTTTCCGCCGTCAATATAGAACATATGAGTGGCGTGATTACTTTCTACTCGGAAGTCGGTATCAATAGATCCCTCGTTGAAAGTAGATCCGCCATTAACAACCAAAGACCCAGTTACTTGGACTGTGTCATCTGAGGTGTTCCCTAGGAGGATCTTCCCATCCGCTGTGGCTCTAAAGCCCCAGGATCCGTCGTCGTCTTTTGCCCCATATCCTGCACCAGCCATCTTAATCTCCTAAGATATCGTTTAGGGCACGGTTAATTTTGTCTGCCTTGGTTAAGTGGGTTTTGATTTTATTTTCTGCTACCAAAAACGCACCAGTTGTACTGGGCTCAGAGACCAGGTCAAAGCATAATAACTGGAAATCATCCTCAACCATGGTAACACCGCCCTGCTGGCGTGTGGAGCCTAAACCACGACTTGAGATGCCCAGACATACGCCACCTTGGACCAGTTGCTTGGCAATTTGTCCAGCAGGAGTCTCTAGAATTTTTATCTTGCCCATCACGTTGTCGCCGTTCCACCATACATCCGTGATAAGATGGCTAGCGTTCTTCAGGTTGATGACCGACTCGTCTGGGTGGTCTAGTTCGCCAAGTGAGCGGCGCTCCTTGACAAGTTTTCCATAGTTCTTTATCTCTCTTTCGAGGATAGTGCGGGGGTAAACTCGCCCGTTACCATTTCTAGACTCAGCCATTTGTATCTTGCCGGCTAAAATAAGATGAGTTCCTTCACGATTTCCCTCACGCTCTTCCTCTGTGAGAAGATCGTCACTGTAATCTAAGTTCATAAACTCTTTTAAGACATATTTCTTATTCATTTTGTTTCTCCTTTGAGTGCGGGCGTTACCCGCACGATACTGCTACCCCTGCAACAATTGGTTACTGGTCTTAGCATCCATTTTTGAGTCCATGACCCCTTGCGTTCTGTATTCATGCTGTAATCCTCCGTCAGATATAAGCATACAAAGTGTATACGATGTACCCGATGCCAAACAACCCATTAAAAAACAGTTCACCATCGAAACATCATAGGTAAATAGTTCTGTAAATGGGTTTAGGAGGATAAGAAGCACTCCTACCCAAAAGCCTACACACATAGGGCAGTGAAAAAAATATGCTCGTGGACGAATGGGTTCTAAAATTTTAGAATATACGATAATCTGTGTCAAGCCATAAGCAGCAAGAATAAATACTATTAACAATTCAATCTCTAATACAGGTATCCATACCCAGCAAAGGTATATGTAGGAGCGCCGATAGAGTTAGCCCCTGGCGTATCCTGATAAGGGGGGATCTCTCCATAAGCCGTGGTTTCATCAGCAGGGGGGTCGGTGAAGTTATCTTCTATATTTTCATCATATTCTCTTGCCTTGTGTTCTTCGGCTTGGGTTTTTGCAAGATACTTATCCAACTGATAAAGTAGAGCCTCCAGAGTATCTACTCCACTTTCAGAAGTTTTAGGATAAGTCGCCTCGACCATACCAAAAACAGGTCCACCGGTAGGGTAGTCTTCAAGGATTCCCTTCTGTTGAAGGTCATACATTAAATCTCGCTGATAATCGTAAATATCCTTATCTACATATGGCTTGGGCATGAGCGTGATTTTGTTTTCCGACGGTACGATCACAATGTCCAAGTACTCATGGTCATGAATAAGCAAATTATTATCTAGGGTTCGAGTAATCTGAAGGGATATTCTCGCCTGGGGTGGTTTGGGCTTAGCCTCACTTCCGAATTTAATTTTTATTGGCATCTTCTTGATACTCTCGGACAAGTTTTTGCAGTTTTAAAACCTTAATGATTTGCTTCTCGTCCATCTTAGAGACGTTCATGCCCTCTATTAATTCAATGACCTTCTTTGTGTTCGATGTCATCTCTTCATCCTCTGTTACTTCAGGTGATCCCAAAGATTCCTTAACAGAGCGGTGAATTCTTTTTAATTCTTCGGCAAGGTGCATACGAAACTCTACTGATTGCATATTAGGAGTGGACACAAACTTTTGAAGTAATTCTGCCTGCTCGGGAAGTAGATCTTGATACTTTTTATTAAATCGCTCTACAAAGCTATCAACAACTAGATTGTCTACTGGTTCAATTTTCTCTTCTACAGATTTATCTTGAGTGAGGTTGTGGATAATCTTGCGCTCCATGAGTACACGATTCTTTACCGAAATGTGTTTTCCAAAGATTTGAGACAGCGTCGCATAAGATTTATAGTTAGGGACAAAGTTATTAAATGTTTCTTTACCCAGTTCCTTATTTACCCTATTAATCACTTGGGATTGTTCTGCAAATATTTCATCCCTATCAAGGTCATCATACGCACGGCGGGCGTGATGCACAAGTTTTTCGGCAGTATAATGATCCACAGGAGTCTCGTTATCAGTCAGCGACTTAAAACAATCCAACTCTGCAAAAAGAACCATACCTTTCCGGAAGTGCTCCGAGAGAATTCCCTTAATCTTTTTTCCACGGGAAGGGTTTTGGTCCACAATAGACTTTGTCAATTCGAGAATTAAGGTCTCAAATAAAAATGCTGTATTTCTTTTTTTATTGTGTTTTATTTTCATGTTCTTTTTCCAACTGGGCTATAAGTTTTTTAATCTCATGTTGGGTCTCCAAAATGATAGCATCCTCTCGGTTCTCCATGGATTCGCCGGTAGTGATGCGACCCTTTGATAATAAACCTAGTTCAGTGCTACCTTTAAATAGTCTCTTAGATCCGCCTAAGCCGTATGTTCCTCCAAGACTTTGCATATGCCTGTTCATTGCACCGTGCTTACGAGCATCTTTTGATAAATCAGTACGCTGTCCGGGCGGCTCCTCGCCGGCATCAGGTTCTGCCAACAGAGGTCCTGCCTCAACTTCGTCCTCAGGAGTATCGGGAGTATCGGTGTCTCCCCCTAGATCTCCCATCAAATCATCACCAGCGGTGTCGCCGGACATGTCTCCACCTACCTGTTCGGTACTGACCGCTTCCATAGCGGCGTTGTATCGGGCATCACCGATTTGCTCGACTTGGATTCTTTCAACCTCTTCAGTAGATAACTTAAAGACGTTTTGATAAACCCATCGCTTAGAAAACAGACCCTCTGTGGCATTGCCAGCAATTTCAAACTTAGTGCGCAGATGCTCTAATTCTTGCAACTCAGCAATCTTAGAGGGATTATTCAAATGTAACTTAAATGACAACAAATCGTTGTTGCGAAATCCTAATGTGAAAAGATGAATAATGCACATCTTCTCTAGTTCTGCAATGGCGACACGCTGGAGGCGTTGGATGGTCCGAGCAAATCGAATATCCTTCTGAGCCAGAGTAGTTTTATCTTCTTGGGCGTCCGACTGGGCCAGGTAAGCCTTAGGAATTTTTAGTGCCGAAAATAGCTTGTCTCGGAGATAATTTACATCGTCAATATCTCCGGTAAATTGACCTCCAGCCAGAGTTTCAATACGAGTATTATTGGCAGCGCCACGGACTGGGATATAAAAGTCCTCGTCCACGCTCATAGCATTGTATCGTAAATCTACCCGACCAGTCTCGTCATCAACAATCTGATTTCGCTTCATCTGGGTCTTAACCTGCTCAATATATTGCTCTACATCCTCAGGAGCAATATTACCTACATCAATGTAGAACACTCGGCGTTCAGGCGAGCGAACAATGCGATAAGCCATCATCGCATCTTCGAGCAACACTAATTGGCGCCAGATTCTACGAGAGGGCTCTAAGACGGAGGTTCCATAAGGCACATATTTATCGGAACCAAGTACTCGAAAATGAGACACTTGCCAGTTCTCAAACGTAACGCCCTTGTTTCCTTCGGCTTGTTGCCAAAAGAATTGAATGTAGTTAGGATTCGTAGGGTCCGTTCCCTCTATTCTCTCGATCTCACGCACCGGAAGGGGGATAACATTTGTGATTCCCAACTTATCGTCGATGTCCATGTACAAATAGTAGTCACCATACTTGCACATACTGCGTGTCCAGCCAAACAAGTTAGCTTCAACGTTCAATACCTTGTATAGAAGGGTAGTGATAATATCTTTAATTTCTCGGTTATGGCAGTCGATCTCAACGATAGGGTTAAAAACTGTAGAAGTAGTAATCTCATCTGCATAGATGTCCAGACCAGAAGCAATTTCAGGCATGTACTCCATTTGATCAAAATCCGTATATCGGATTTGCTTATTACGTGCCCAGAGGACTGAATTTGTCTGTCCGCTAAAAGGATTATAATATTCCTTCTTCTTGAATTCCCTACCCGTACTGCTCTTGAACGTGTACTTCGTCACGTCTCTTCGAGTACCTCGAATAACTGCTGGGCGGTCGTAGTCAACCATGGGTCCACTGAATAGACGAGTCAACCTCTTAAAAAGAGGAGAATCGGTATTCCGAGGATTATTAGTGTTATTATTATTGTTGTCTGCCATGTCTTATCCTTTAATTATCCAGCCGAGGTCATGAGTATTTCCATCAGTACCTTTGAAAGTTGATTCACCTTGTTTATAGCCGTGCTGTCCTTCTATTTTAGTGTTAAGTCGAGTACTTGATACTGAAATAGAAGTCAGCAATGCTTTTTTGAATTCAGTCTCCCGCTTATTAGTAGTAAGGGCTGTGTCCCTGACCCAACACCCAATCGAGGCGGCAATAACCAGATCATCATTGTAACTCCTCATGGATTGTGCCCTGCCATTGTGCCAAACAAAAGTCTTTATCTCGTTTGCTAAACGCAATGAATTAATAGTAATTAGTTTATTTCTGATGAATTCCTCAAACTTCGCAATAACAAGTGGTCGTGTTTTCATTGACATAGTAAAACCCGGAACTGCGCCAATTGCCTGTGCAGTAAGTTCATCAACATATTCATGAGTAGATTTTACACTATAATATAGATTTTTATACTCTAAATCTTGCAACCTACTCAAAACACCGATTCCCAGGGAATTATTCTCTACAATAAGCAATGCATTGTTGTATTCTACGCCCATGGAGTATAATAAAGGGGCAAACATATCAGGCGTAATTTTACCTTGATATTCTGCCACCTGTGTCATCGTGGTAGTCTCAAAAACGTGCCCCACACTAAAATCAGAACCATCGCCACGAGCCACATCGGCCACTAAGATATAATTCTTTGAAGGTTGCGGGGGCTCCCAAATCCAATAATTGCGGTCAAAACCAGTTTTGTAGGAGGGATCATGGGAGTTTTCCAAAATTACCTTTAAGTCATCGCCGTGGATAACAGTTTCACCCGAAGCATTAAAGTTGCACTCAAGTTCTTGTGCAATCTCTCGGCGTGACATGTTGCGTGTCTCTTTTTCAAACCACTCCTGGTCTCTGTCGGGATGCACATCCCACGGTAGTTTAATAGTATGAAAGGCGTTCTTATTTTCTTCGGCTTCGGTATAAGTCTTGTGAAACCAATTACCCACTCCATTGGGAGTAGAAAGAGCAATACAGCGTCCACCAGTAGACAAGGTGGGATAGAGACCAGCCCATAATTCTTCCATACCCTCAACAAAAGCAGCTTCGTCAACAACCAATAGCGACAGCGCCTCTGAACGTCCAGCATCGCCAGAAGTAGATGATGCCTTTACTTGAGATCCATTAGAAAGTTCAAAAGACTGTCGATTATCGATAGAAATTTCTGCAATCTTCAACCATGGTGGCAGATACTTGTGAATTGCTTTAATTTTCTTTACTAGATTTGTTGCTGTGCCGAGCTTAGTAGCAACTACTAAAACATTCTTATCTCGATGAAACAACATTAGCCAACAGACGTAAGCAGCAACCGTTGTGGAGATACCTAACTGACGGGCTTTCAAAATAACACTGAAGCGGTGATCTTTGAAGTCCTTAAGCGCCTCTTCTTGAAACCCGTACATGTCAAAAGAAATCAAACCCTCCATGGGGTGTGAAATCTTTGCATAGTTGTTACAAAAATAAGCAGGGTCTTTGCCACAGCGGATAATTTCCGCCATTGTTTCCCGCTTGTTAGATGGCATTAGGCCTCCGGAGTATCGGGATTTTTGCCAGCCTTATCATTTGAAGGTCTTTTCGATGATTCTTTGCTCAGGAAGTCTGTAAACTGCTTACGGTAAGTCTTAAAATCACCGGCGGTATGGTCAGAAGTTTGGCGCACTGAATCAACCTCATCAATGTTGCCAATATTATATTGTCGGCTAGCCTGGACCCATGTTCTGTACCGAGAGGTACCCTGAACCATGATATCGGCGTCTCCATCTTCCGTTAATTTGCATGACTCTTTCATGACTTTTTTATACTCTTTTTTCAAAAACTTTACGATGTCATTGAATCGTTCGTTTATCTCATTCTCAAAGCGGTTTCGAGGATGAAGTTCTTTCACCAGCATCTCACTTTGATAATTAATGACTAATTTGTTGGCTGCAAACTTTACAGCAAAACCGTCGATAACCCGACTATCCAAAA